CAAGGGGATCGAATGAATGCCCTCGATGTGATTGATGCGTTTAAACTGAACTTTTGTTTAGGTAACGCTGTGAAATATGTTCTCCGATGTGAACACAAAGATAATAAAGTTCAAGATCTGGAGAAAGCAATTTGGTACTTGAAACACGAGATTGAAAAACATGGACGAGATTCTTAATTTTATTTCGATGTACTGGTTGAAGTACATTGAGTACATTGAAGGTGGTGGGCAACCGAAGAAGCAAGATAAACTTGTTGCTCGGATACGTCAGCACTTTGATGTTTCCGAGATTGTATATACGGATACTCCTTCCAAGATTAAGGTGGATAACGATTTCACAGTAGTCTCTTATGTGAATGAGAACCCCGATGCAGAGATCTTTTTTCCAGAAGAAGTCAATGGACACCATAAATTATATGCAGTACACTATAAAGGATGTACTACTGTTCTTTATGGAGTCGCACATGAACATTGATGACCTAATTCTGACGAAAGAAGGGAGACGCGCACTCTCCATTCATTCTCCTGTTTTCTTCGCCACGTATTATCTTGGGTTCGATTATGTGGAGCATCAAGAAAAGTGGATAAATGAGTGCACTCATCTTAGCCAAAAAGCGATTGATGAGAACACAAAAGAGAAACTGTTGGTACTTGCACCACGTGATCATGGTAAATCATACCTTAGTATTTTGTACACGGTATGGAGACTTTGTATAGATCGAGACTCTAAAATCTTGTTTGTGTCTGCCACTGCAGGCCAAGCTGAGAAACGTCTACGCATGGTTAAATCTTTTTTGGAGTCAGATCGCATTAAGGACGACTGGGCGAGTGATGACCTTCCCCCTTTTAGAACGAAAGAGACCAAGTGGATCAGTACTCAAATCTACTTGAATCGGAGCACCGAATCTATTGACCCTAGTCTAGAGTGTGTCGGTAGCGGTGGCGCAATCACAGGTGGTCACTTCGACGTACTTATTCTTGATGACGTTGATGATGACAAGACGACGTTTAGTGCAGGAGTCCGACGCAAAACAAGAGAGTGGTTGTCGGGTACCATGCAACCCGTTCTGACTCGAAAAGGCTTTATGCTCGTGGTCGGGACTCGGAAGCACATGGACGATGTGTACTCCCACATGATCAAAGACCCTACTTTTTCTGTGATTCACGATAAAGCAATCATCCAGTTTCCCGAATCTTTCTCGTTTGAAACCATGATTGATAAGACAGGAAGAGATGTCATCAAAGGAGTCACCATCAAAGGGGAGTCGGAAGTCCTTTGGCAAGCACAACGTCCGATTGAGTATCTTCTGAAGGAGCGGGCGACAGTAGGCACACGTTTGTTCACAAGAGAGTTTCAAAACGAAGTACAGGACTCTGAAGACCAAATGTTCAAGAACGATTGGATTGATCGGGCATTAAGCAAAGGGAAAGGACTTGGTTTGCGAGAAATCCCGCAAGTTGGGAATCTCCGTGTTATCCAAGCGTGGGATCTTGCGTTGGTCTCCGACCCGACTAAAGCTGAGAAATCGGACTCAGATTATACGGTAGGGATCACATGGGCAAGCGACTCGAACGGGAATCGTTACCTTTTAGACTTCACACGTTTTAGAGGAGTCTCCCCCAGTGAACTGTACCGAAGAATCGAAATGTTCTATAAAAGGTGGCAACGTAGTGTATCCGTCGTGGCAGTCGAAAGAAATAACTTTGGACAACTGCATACACTGAACTTGAAGAGTAGGAGCGACATCCCGCTAAGGGAGCACCAAACAACAAATAAAAGTAAGAACTCAATCTTTACAGGGGTTCCGAGACTCACCGTACTCTTTGAGAACGATAAAATCACAATCCCTAGTCGAGACAAAGATGATCGGGATACACTTGATCCTTTGGTACAAGAACTCATAGGATTTGGTGTAGAGAAGCACGATGATACCGTTCTTTGTTTAAGTATCGCAGAAGCGACGTTGCAGAACACAAGTTTTGAATATAGCGTTGCGATTGGGGACAAAGAGCTAGATCAATGGGGACAAGCTAGTGATAAATACTTCGATGATGCAGAAGAACAACGGATGCACGATCTTTGGAATGAATTTGACTTTTACGGAGAACACTGATGGGTTTATACGAAAGCATAATGCAATCAAGTCTGAGTCAATCTTTGGACAGAGTACCTACCGCACAGAGGACGACCAGTGATCGGTACGAGAGTTTAAGAGCGTTTCCTTCTCGTCCAACGTTGGATGAATCCCGTTACGGAAGTCCGTATGCCCCTAGAGAAGCGCGGTACAGGGAGGCACAAGCAGACCCCGATTACGGGGTAGGTGAAGCGACACCTCGTGTTACAAAGGTACATCAGTACCGAACTATGTCTGGTCGCCTTAATGAAAGGATCTATGTTGTCTCATCTAACGTTGTTTCAATGGCGTACAATTCCGAGAGACAAACGCTTACTGTTGAGTTCCAACGATGGGTAAAAGGTGTAGGACGTGTCATCGGGGGAGGAGCACGTTATATTTATTTTGATATTAGTTTGGCGGAATGGAAGTCTGCTAAGACAGCGGGAAGTAAGGGGAAGTGGGTATGGGCAGTACTCCGACGGGGAGGGAAATCTTATACACGTGTAAGATAAAATGGGGGAGTGGTGTTATAGGAAGTGGAAGGAGTTTATTATGACTAACAAAGATAAAAAAGTATGGGGTTTCGATTGCGAAACCTTTTTGATCACAAATCAAGTTACGCCTCGTCCTGTTTGCTGGACTTTTTATAACGGTGGGCCTCGTATGCTTATGGATGACGTTGAAGGGGAAATCTTTCTTCAAAGATTACTGAAGAACGGTGCAACCTTAGTTGCGCAGAACGCGTGCTTTGATTTATGTGTGGCAAGTGTCCAATCTACGGAAACCTTTCGCTTAATTAATGAAGCGTTGAACGAAAACCGAATCATGTGCACCAAGTTAGCCCAAATCTTGTTAAACACGGCAGATCCGAGAACTGATGGCATCCGTTCGGGGAACGTGTTCATCCAGAAGGGGGAGGACAAATGGAAAGTTGTACCCAGCACTAAGATGGAAGGACTCGCTTGGAAATATCTTAATTTTGATATTGGGGCAAGCAAAGAAGGTAATATTCGGACAGGGTACGGGGATTTGTACGGCACACCCGTTGAAGAGTGGAGCCACGCAGAGCAGGAGTACGCCAAGAACGACGCTGTTTATGTCAGAGATGTGTACTTCGCACAACTTGAAGAAGCAGAGAAACTAAAAACTAAGATCGGTGTAAACGTCCTTAAAGATCTAGCGAGGCAGACTCACGTTGAGTATATCTTACAGATGATGGCAACCGTAATCGGAGTTTCCATTAATGTAGACAAGATTGATGAGGCTGTTGAAGGATGCATGGACATCCACGATGAAGCAATGACACAAGCTCTGGACTTCGGGCTGTTGAAGCCTGCAAAGAACGATCGAGGGTATTCTGCAGTCACAAGTAAAATCCAAGAGGCATTGAAACAAGCAAGTGAGATTGTAGGACTTGAACTCGCAACAACGAAGACAGGGAAAATCTCCGCAAATAAACAAGCGATGGAGCAACTATTCTCCGCAATTGAAACCGTATTTAGTCACGGGGTTGACCTTAAAGATAAAAAGACACTAGATCGGTCGGTTCGTATCGAACTCGCAGAGATCCAGTCTGCGCTCCAATCAAAGTTGAAAAGTGATACAGCGTGGAAAGAGAAACGAACTTTCTTGGATGCACTCAAGCAGGCTAAGTTGAACCCCGACCATCGGTTGAGGTACGGATATAACGGATTGATGGAAACAGGAAGAACAAGTAGCAGAAACCCAAACTTACAAAACATTCCACGAAAAGGGAAAGCACGCTCCTGCATCAAACCTAGAGAAGGCCATATCTTTTTACAAGCGGACTATAGTAACGCCGAACTAAGGACGCTGGCGCAAACCCATATTAACGAAGGGAGAAAAACGAGACTTGGGAAGGAGTATCAACTCAACCCAAACTTTGATCCACATTTGTATATGGCAATCGAACTGATGAAGATGGAAGGTGTACACCTTGAGTATGCAGAAGGCCTCGCCATCCTGCAAGATAAGGAGCACGAACTCTATAGAAAACTAAAAGAAAAGAGACAGTTGTCCAAAATTGCAAACTTTGGGTACGCAGGCGGACTCGGCAGTGAACAATTCGTTGACTACGCTAAAGGGTATGGCACAAATCTCACGATGGAACAAAGTGCAAAACTAAGAGAGGACTGGTTGAACGTCTGGACTGAAATGGAGGATTATTTCAGATCAAGATCCGAACTTACGAAGCATAGTGAGTACGATGATTTCAAAGATTATAACCAAGTGTATCACTTTCGGAGCACAGATCGAGTACGGTACCTCCGCAAGTTCACAATCGCGTGCAACACTCCGTTTCAAGGGATTGCAAGCGACGGAGCTAAGGAAGCCATTATTATGGTGTGGAACGAATGTTTCTTTGAGAAAGAGTCACCTTTGTACAAATGTATCCCCATCTTGTTCGTGCATGATGAACTGGTGCTGGAGATCCCCTTTAAAGATCAAGAATCTGCAACACGGTCCGCTAAAAGGTTGCAATCCCTTATGGAACAAGGTATGAAAAAACATACTCCAGATGTTCCTGCTGTCGCTGAACCCTGTTTAACGCACGAATGGACAAAAGACGCTGAATCTTATTACGAGAACGGGTTACTCTCCATCTATGAAGGACAATAATCTTTTTTATACTGTTATTCGGAAATTCGGGCTGATTGACCAAGATGTTCACTTTAAGGGAGGGGAGCACTTGTTCTCCACTCAAATTGGGGGACTTGAGACAAATTGGGAAGGGTTGAGCACGTTTGCTGATCTGACTAGAGTCAAGAAAAAAGAACGCTACCTTAAAAAAGCATACGAATCCGCAAAGAACAATAAAGAAGGGTTGCACTTGTTTCTCCTTCTTAATGATATGCACAAAGGACATTATGACTACGTTTTTAGAACTGCTAAAGCGTTGCACTTTTTCAGTGATAAACCGTACGTGCTCGTTGTGTATCAAGGGGAAACTCAAGGCATTCCCCTTTTGTATAGATTAGAGATGCTCGAAACCGATATTGATCGAATACATTTTTTAAACCGAACTTTGATATGTGATTTTTAATATGAATATATACTGCTGGATTATTCTCTTTAATTTGATTACTGGTGGCCCAAGTTACCAACGAAAAGTCTTAAGGAACCTACAACCTAAGATGAAGATCTGTGCACAGATCTATGATGAAGCCACACTCTTAAATATTGACCCGCTTTTGGCGATCTCCGTTGGGTACAAAGAAAGTAGATTCAAGAATGTGGTCTCAAGTAAAGGGGCACAAGGGCCAATGGGTGTCATCCCTAAGTATCACTGTCCAAAACAAGGGAAATGCGATTATATCAAGGCAGGTGTACTCGCTCTGAAGAAGTACCTTGATCTTAATGATGATGATCTTTGTAAAACATTAGCGCAATACAATCGAGGGGGGCAAGGGAAGTGCGAAGAAGGAAGAAGCGAGTATTATTACGCGAAAGACGTTCTTAAGTATTATGACTCGCTGTTGAACTGTGATCATGGATGCTAGGTCGTTAGGACAATATTACACAGTAGGGAACCCGTTTAAGCATCCCGCTTTTTTAGAGTGGTTACAAGATGACTTGATTTTGGAACCCTTCGCTGGGTCAAAGAATATTGTACATCTCGTTAATCAAGGGAGATGGGATTGCTACGATATAGACCCTAAAGCGGAAGGCGTGCTCCAAAGGGATACACTAGCAAACTTCCCTAAAGGGTATCGAACGGTGGTCACCAACCCTCCGTATCTTGCAAAGAACTCTGCAACGCGTCGCGGTCTCCCTTATCCGAGTACGCAGTACAACGATTTGTACAAGTACGCTCTTAGTCTTATGCTAAAGCACTGCGAACGCGTCGCGGTCATTATCCCCTTGAGCTTTCTTACCTCTAAAGAGCTTAAAGAAAGATTGAGCACCTTGATCATTTTGAATTACAAAATGTTTGATGATACTGAGGTTCCTGTATGCCTCGCCTTGTTCACTAAAGAGCAAAGTGACCTTGTACTGTATAGAGGACTTGAGAAACTTGAGGTGACCCCTTTTGATTTTAAATCATGTAAAGTGGATATGACCTTCAATTCCGAAAAAGGGCAACTGGGATTGTACGCGATTGATAACCAAAAAGAGGCTAGTATCCGATTTTGCAAAGGTGAAGGTATCCAAGTCAAGAAAAGCAGTAGATCAATAACTAGGATTTATTCCTCTGAATTCAAAGATCTTGATACCTTGATTGAGAAGTGTAACCACACACTTAACGAATATAGAGAGGCAACTCAAGATACTGAGTTAACCCCGTTTAAGGGTTTAAGACAAGATGAGAGATACAGATATAGACTTGACTATAAACAAGCTAGAAAGATCATAGAGCACGCTTTAAGGTCTTGATTCTGTCGAGTCCACTTGGTCGAGTCCACTTGGTCGAGTCCACTTGGTCGAGTCCACTTGGTCGAGTCCACTTGGTCGAGTCCACTTGGTCGAGTCCACTTGGTCGA